AAGTTGCCAGATAAAAAATTTATCGGACTGTCGACGCCATTGACGGTGACGACATATTGGTTGTTCACCGCCGCGTTGAAAAAACTTAAGGCCCAGACCGAGGCGACGCCGTTGGCATAAATATCGCCATAGTCGTAATCCGGCGTGTTCACATAGGGCGCGTCGTCAATCGCCCAGGTGAGATCATCGCCCATCCATTGCAGCCGCTTCGGCTTCACGTCGGGATGCGCGATCAGCATCACGTCGAGTTGCTGCGCGTCGGTCATTTCGCGCGCCTGCGCGCCGCTGTAGGGCGTCGCCACCGAGGCCAGCACGCCATTGGTTCCGACGATATCCACAAAGCCGTCGGTGAAGACGACGTCGAACGCCGATGCGCGGCTGCGCGTGAAGCTGCGGATCGAGATCGGCGACACCGCGCCGCCGGCGGCGGTGCGCGCGCGGGCGATTTTCTTCGTGCCCCACATATGGCCGAAGCCGCCCTGCGGGAACGGGCGGACGTTGCGCATCAGCGCCGCGCCCTTGAAATAATCGCCCTGGTCGGTGTTGCCCTCGAACAGCCGATCGAGTTCGCCAGAGGTGAAGCGCGGCTGATATTTGCCGGGACGCCCAACCATCAGCCGTTCCGCCAGCCGGAGATCAGCGCATCGAGGCCGAGACTCGAGCCGCCGGAATTTTGCGCGTCGATGTTGCGGGCGCGGCCGACGGCGCCGCCGACGCCGCCTTCCTGCGGCGTGCCATAGGCAATGTCGTAGAGCTTATCGAACAGGCCGGCGTTGCCGGAAATCGGCATGATCAGCTCGGCGGCGAGACAAGCGACGGCGAGCGTCACGAAATAAGACGGCCATACCGCCTCATCGGCGCGCAGCTGCACGATCGCCCAAAGCTTTTCGCAATCGCTGTAAACGAGATCGTTTTGCACCTGAAAGCGGGTGACAGGCCGATCTTCGAAGCGCGGATCGGTGAGATATTTCGACGGCGCCTTGAGCCGGCCGACCGGCAGCGCATGCACATAGCGCCAGCCGGACGCCAGCAGGCCGGAAGCGTCGGGCGCGGTTTCGACGATCGGCGCCAGCGCGACCGTGGATTTGCAGAATGTCCAATCATAGCCCGAGAGCTGCGCGTCGATCGTCGTGGCGTAGACGAGCGCGCAGGCCGGGCCTGGCGGCGTCGCGTCCGTCAACGTCGTAATCGCGCCCCCGCCAAATTTGGCGAGAGCGCGATTGCAAAGCGCGACGTCGGTCAGCGGCGCAGGCATTATCCAGCCGTCGTAGTCTGCAGGCCGATCGTGTTATGCGCGTCGCCGGATAGCTTGCCGGTGAGGACGACATAGGTTTTCACCACCGGCGTCTGAGCGACAGCGTTGTTCATCGACGCCTCGATCACGTCGCCGCGGCCGAGGCCGGTTTCGGCGTCGAAATAATTCGCGGCTTCGACAGTCGCCGCCGTGTCGACGGTGCCGTAACGGTATTTGTATTTGACGCTGTCGGCGCGGGCGCCGGCGTTGCCGCACATGCCGAGCGGCTCGCCGCGACGCAGCGGATTGGCGGAGGGGTCATAGGCCATGGTGTTCTCCTGTGGAGGAAGGCGTTCGTCAGTCGGCAGTCGGCAGTCGGGTTGCGACTGCCGAAGACCGATTGCCTATTGCCGTTAGTTGATGCTGATCGGCGAGGTGATGCCGAAGCGGATGCGGATGATGCCGGTCGGCAGCAGCGTCTTGGCGACCGCCGAAAAACGGTTGTTGTGATACCAGCCGGAGTAGAGGTTTTCCCAGGTGATGGTGGTGCGCAGATCATAGCCGGTGATGGCGCCGATCGCGCTTTGGTCCCAGGCGAAGAAATCGAACACATTCGCCGCGAAGACCGGGAAATATTCCTTCGGCGCCATGCGCCACATCACGCCGTTCCAGTCCTTCCATTTCTGGCCGGTCTTGTAGGGCAGGCCGTCGGAGCCGACCCAGTCGGCGGAATTCACCTGCTTGTAGGAGGTGAACTGCGCCCAGCCGCGCGGCGGCATGATGCAGAAGCGGCGGCCGCGATTGGCGTTGCTGTCGTCGAGTTCATTGACCACCTGCAGCGCCATCGCCAGCGTGAACGGCGAGACGTTGGCCGCATTGGCGCCGCCATTGGTGGCGTCGACGGTGACCAGCGACTGCGCGTTCATTTCGGAAATGACCAGCAGATCCTTCTTTCGGCCGATCGCCATGCCGCAGGTCTTCTGGATGACAGGGCCTTCCTCGACCATCATCTTCTCGGCGTCCGTCTCCCAGGCCCAGTCATTGGCCTGATAGTCGGCGAGCGTCGCGGTGAGCATCGTGCGGCTGGCGTTCATTTCCGGACCGCGCGAGCCGCGCACGAGCGGCGTCGCTTCGCCGCGGCCGACGATCGGAAATTTGACGTCCTTGCCTTTGACGTTGATCGGCGGCGTGACCGTGCCGGCGAGCAGATTGCCCTCCGGCTGATAGACATGCGTCGCCGCGTCCATAAACTGCGTGACGTAGTGGTTTGGAGCTTCCTGGGCCATTTTGGACCTCGATAGGGGCGCGTCGCCGATGTTTCGCGTGACGCTGAAAAAAAATTCGGCGCGTCGCCGATGTTTCGAGCGCCGCGAGCGAGCCGCCATGTCGTGGTCGACCCCGCCGGCGGCGCGCCGGTTGCGAGACGGCGCGAAGGCGGGGGTCCTTCGAATGGATCGAAGCGATGTTAGGGGAGCCGGGGGAGCGTCAATTGAGCCGCGCCGAAAAGTGCGCAGCGCGCCAGAGGCGCGCGGAGCGGTTTTCGGTACAGCGGCTCAAAGAAAAATGGCGCAAAAAAAGGACGCCGCGAGGCGTCCCGAGTTTTTCGTCCAAGGGCGGACGAAGTCCGATTGCCGAATGCCGACCGCCTATTCCGGCGCGCCCATGAAGCGGTAGCCGTCGTCGTCATTCCAGTGATCGGCGAAGTTAGGATCGCCGCAGACGATGCGCGCCAGTTTCACCGAGCGGCCGTCAAGCGCCTCGCGCTGAACGTCGCTCAGCCTGTGCCACGACGGCCCGGCGCGCAGCGCGTTTTTGATCGCCTGCGCCACGACAGCGGTAGACGCAAAATCGCCATGGGTCTTTTCGCGCCTGGCGACGATGTCCACGCCTTCGCTCATTTGCCCGAAAACTCCTTGTAGAGCCGGTCGGTTTCGGCCTTGAAGGCCGGGTCCCATTGCGACGATCCGAACTTATTGCGCGGGTCCTGCTGGCGCTCGATCAGCTGCGCGCGCGTGACGCCGTTGGCGCCGCCGCCCTGGCCGCCGGGCTGAATGCCCGGCGTCTTCGCCGCATCGACGAGCGCCTTGACGAAGGTCATGCCGTCGGCGGTGTCCATCAGCGCATATGCGGCGGCCTTGGCTTCCGGCGAAAGTTTGTGGTCGGCGCAGACCTTGTCGATAAGGCCGAACAAGGGCTCGGCGATCGGCGCGAGTTCTTTGAGCGCCGTCTCTTCATCGACCTGGGCGTCGGTCTTGCCGAGGAATTTGAGCGCCTCCGCCTTCACGTCGAGCGGCTTCGTCAGCAGCCCGCCATCCGCCATGTCGTCGTAGAATTTGCCGACGAATTTTTGAAAGGCGTCGACCGGCAGGCCGGCGGCGAGCGCCGCCTTTTGGGCGACGCTGAAGACGGGGTCCTTGGCGAGATCGCCGACGAAGGGCGCGACCTTATCGCTCGGCTTGAACGCATATTCCTCGATCGCCTTCGCCGGCTGCGGCAGGCCGGACAGCTTCTGGTGTTGCTGTTTCCAGTCCTCCTGCAGCTTGGCGACGAAGTCTTCCGGCTTGTCGGCTTTCAGCCGATCCGGGAAGCCCTCCGGCATTTTCCAGGCGGCGCTTCCGTCTCCCGGTTGCGCTGGCCCAGAGGGAGGCGACAAAGGAGAGGGCGGCGGGGAAGGTGGCGCGCCTCCCCCGCCGCCGGCGGCCGGCGCTGGCGGAGTAGCCGCGCCGCCGCCTTCGCCGCCAGCGCCATCGCGCGGCGGCAAACCGAAAATGGCTGGAAATCGTCTCATGCGTCGCGCCCTTTCAGCTCTTGACTGCGTCCATCCGCAATCATTTTGAAAATCGTCATCACCATGGA